AACTCAACTAAAAGCATTCCATCTTTCAATTCAGCACCGTTTACTTTAATGTCTTCCGACAAAGTAAATGATCTACTAAATTTTCTTTTTGAAATACCTCTATGTAGAGTTTCCTTTTCATTCTTATCATCATTATCAGCTGACTTAATTGTCAATTGATTGTCAGAGTATTTGATTTCAATATCTTTTTTACTGAAACCAGCAAGTGCCATTTCAATTTGATAATTTAAATCATCTACTTTGTTAATGTTGTAAGGTGGATATGATGTTGGTTGTTTAACCGTATACTCTAATGTATTATTAAAGTGGTTGAATAGGTCATCAAAACCTACTGAAAATGGACGCAAATCGTTCCATATAGATAGTCTAGTCATAGTTTTCTCCTTTTATAAGCGAGTTAATAAAACGATACCTCGTTATGAGCGTATCACTATTATTTATATAAGAACTCTTTTTAAAATTACAAGCCCCTATAAGAATTTTATTTTAAACGCCGTTTTTAAAGGGAAACGGCGAAACCCAAATCGGTGTCTTTGCGGAAGACACTCTACCTCTAATGTCAGGACTTATGAATTGCCTTGACATTACTATTTATATGGTAATATACCTTTACTGATTAGAGTAAGCGTATTTTTGTTTACCATATAAAGCTCTGATACCAGCAGATACGATTTCTAGAATGTTTACATTCTTTACTTTCTTCGCACCAGCAGCTAAAATTGCTTTAGTAGGCGTACCTAAACGATAAGATGTTCCGTTAGATGTCTGGTTAATATAAACCATATGTCCTTCAGTTCTTAACTGATCTACCATCGCTCTTGGTGATGTTAGGTCAAATTTAGTTCTCAATGTAGTCCAAGCAACTGCTTTTCCTTTTGATAATAAGTTTAGTACTTTTGTTTTTTTTGTTAAGGCTTTTCTACCCATAATATATCAACTCCTTCAAGTCTTTGTCACCATTGTTTATTACATTATTTGATATGGGCAACATATTCATACCAAGTAATTCTTTTTATCAGCCGTCTTTTAAGGCTTTTAATCTCTGGTCTTTTTTTATTCTTCTAATTTGTTGTTTCTTTTCTTCTCTTTTTTTAAGAGAAGGTTTAATAAAATATTGTCTAGTTCTTAATTCTTGTAAAAGACCTTCTTTCATTAATTTCTTTTTTAAAACTCTCATGGCCTTATCTACATTATTATTTCTTACACTAACTTCTATTGTCATTTCTTAACCTGCCCTCGTATATAATCTATTAACCATGGGTTATCAACTAGTACTGTTGTTAAACCATTTGTTATTGTATTAACTGTAACTTCTTCTTTGTCGCCAAGATGCTCTACTAATCCATACTGATAAACTATGCCATGCATAATCTCATGTAGAACTGTATTCACACCATGAATACTATTCAAACTGGACTTTTTTAATCCAATCTTACCTTGTGATTGAAAAAACTCACCTTGTGCCTCTTCGGTACTTGCAAAAGTATCAGGCCAAAAGTCAAACTCGTAATTAACATATCCGATTTTAACAGAATTTGGTATTATGTTTTTTTCAGTTTTGTTTTTCATTATCTATATAATATCATACTTTTTGTTTATTGTCAAGCAGCTTTAAGAGAGGCGGTAATCAGCCGCCCCTCAACTACATTATGAAATAGATTTTGAATAACTCTAGTAACTAGGGTTATCTTCCTCACTATCATCGGAATCTGGTTCTTCTAGGACTGGATTACCCCAAGCGGTGATATCTTCGCCGCCATCAATTTTGGTATATAAGTCCATAAAGGAAGTTTTTGTGTCTAGGTCAAATCGGTTAGTACACATCTCAATAGACTTCATTTTATCTTTGAAGATAATAAATGCCTCTACGATATGAACCAATCGTCTGGTAGATATAATTTCATCTACACCGCCTTCGTAGTAAGTTTTACGAATGATGTCTGCCCAAGTAATTAAGTTCTCGGCAAACTTCTCATCTGATTGTTTTGTCAAACCTTTTTCGGACATAACATTTAATAAGATTTTACTTTCGATCTTATTTGTAGGATATGCCTGTTCAACAGTAATCGGAAATCTCTCAAGGAATGCCTCGTTAAGAATATTAGTACCGATAAACTTGCCATCTTCAGATCCTTGACCCTTAGTATTGGCAGTCGCAATCACATTAAACCCTAATGCAGGTTTAATAAACTTGTTAATCTTTTTAAGAAAGACACCATTGCCTTCAAGAATAGGTTGTAAACACATAATCTTGTTTGATGCAAGATCGATTTCATCTAAAAGAAGTATAGCACCTCTCTGCATTGCTTCGATAACAGGACCATTCTGCCAGACAGTTTGACCATCTTGCAGTCTATAACCACCGAGTAAATCATCTTCATCGGTTTCAATAGTAATATTCACACGGATACATTCTCTTTTAGTTTGAGCACAAGCCTGTGAAACATTCATAGTTTTACCGTTACCAGAAAGACCTGTAATAAAGATTGGGTAAAATTGTTTACTTGAAACAATCTTTTGAATATCTTTGAAATATCCCCAAGGTACAAACACAGGATCTTTAGAAGGTACGATATCACCTGTTAAAGATGAAACGATAAACGCAGCCTGACTTACTATTTCAGTAGCAGGTGCAGTTTCATTTTTAGGTAATTCGGATTGTACTTCTTCTTTTAGTTGAGAAGAAATATCGTTGCCGTCAACTGGTAGAGAATAAACTCCTCTAGCAACTTTGTAAGCATCTTGTTTTAACCAAGATGGATTTTTGATTTTGCCACTTTTGACAAAGTCGTTTATTTCTGATCTAGTCAAATCAGTTTTTTTGTAATGTTTATACAATACTTCAACTTGATTTAATTGATCTTGATTTAATGTAGTCATTTTTAGTCCTTTCATAATGTAGTTCTTTAGTATGGTGCTATGCTATCATGGATAAAAGCATTAGTCAAGCATATTAACCATTTTTTTATCGTTATTTTCTGCGCTTTTTCCATTTTCTTTGTTCGTTCTTTGTTCTTTTTAGTAGATATGGGGGTCAAAAACCCCCACATTTTGATTTTTTGATTATTCACTAACAGTTTCGGTAGTGTCTGATTCCATAGTTTGACCTATTGTAGGTAAACTATATGAAGCTCTACCCACTCTGTAAGCAGTATTCTTCATTAACCAAGCAGGTTTAGTAATACCAAGTTTACTTTGAAGGGATATAATATCCTTTCTAGTGATTTCAGTAGTAAAGCCTTCTTCATTTGCCATTTTAACAAATGATTCCTGAGCGGCCGTTAGTTTAATTGTATTATTTTCCATAATATAAGTTCCTTTCAATTTAAGCGACTTGCGAAATAAATTTATTTAAGACTATTCGACTATCTCTATTTGTTTTTAGATTAGAAGCAAACAGTCTTTTTATTTCACTCTTTTTAGCGTTCTCTGATGGTGTCGCCATTTGACCATCAGTTACTTGCATCTCACCCCCAGCAAGGAGGTAAAATTCATCATAGCCTATGCTGTGTTTTACAGCTAGACATTTATTTTTTCTAAATTCAGCCATTACTTTTTTTCTATCAAAAGTTTTTCTGCCGTCATAAGAATAACTGGGAAAGTATTGATCCATAGTGCTACGATCAACTTGTTTACCACTTGAAATATAGAAACCTAAAACTTTAGTACCAGTTCTTTCTCTTAAAGAATCTAGTAAACTATGGGTCATATCTCTAAAACCTACTAAGTATTCTTTTTTAGTCTTAGTATCTCTAAGGATCATATTACTTTTATAAGAAGTATAACCAACAAAGTAACCTTCATCTCTTTTATATATAGAATTGTTTTTCATTTCTTGTTCGGTAGGATTAAAGAAAATCTTTCTATCATTACCGTCACTATGACCATCAGTTAAAAAGATTGTATTCATTTTATCAATAGCATATTTTTTTCTGAAAGCAGTAACCATAGGCATTGCAGCCATGATACAATCATTTAGTGGAGTAGAACACATACTGTAACCTTGAGGTTCTCTTGGTAAGTTACGAACCCAATCAATTGATGCCATGTGTTTATTATATTCAACAAAATCCATGTTTCTTAATTTTTTTCTTGCTAAATATCCATCATATCTAGGATCATTTTTAGTAGCAACTAAGAATAAGTTAATCATACCTTTTTCATATTCTTTACTATTCATTCTAGAAGATACAAAGTTTATCAAAGACAATCTTTCATCAACCGTAATATCATTATCCTGATAACTAGGAAGTCTCTTACCTTTTTTAGTAAGGTCTCTATTAGAATGACCATCATTACTGAAAGCATATACTTCAAAAGGTATATTTATTTTTTGACAGAACATTGTTAAATTCATTAATTGATGTATAGTAGAAGTAATCTTATCGCCCATACTGCCTGACCAGTCTATAAACATCATCATACCGTGATTTTTACCATCAGGTGTAATTGCCATTCTTTTAAAGATATCATCATTGTATTTGTAACTGTGTAATTTAAGTGGGTCAACTACACCAGACTTATCTTGTTTAGTTCTAGAATAAGCAGAAGCAGCCTTTTTCATTTCATATTCTTTTACCATGTAACCAACTTTTTTAGATTGTGATTTTGTAAACTTTCTGTATTCTGAAAGAAGTTTGTTTATTGAGTTTAATCTTTGTGTATCTTTAATTACATTAAATCTTGGACTAAAATCTTTTAAGACTTGTTTGTAATCTATAATATAGTCATTGACATTTTTGTAATTGTGAATATTAAGATATTCATTATCTTTAGATGCAGGATCTAATAAATTTTCTTTTTTGTTTTCCCAAGACTTATCAGTTTCAGCAGATATATCTTCTGGTATCTTTGCAGGTTGTGAAGGTGAACCCTCTAAGTGTTCATCACTTTGTTGACCGCTTTTTGGATCATCTGAATTAATAGGATCTTTTTGATCTGTATCTTTTTCTTCTTTATCTTCTTTGCCTTCTTCATCTGATTTTTTAGAACCTGATTTTTCTTCTTCTTCTTTTTCGTTATCATCAGGTTGAGATTGATCTTCGCCGTCTCTCATTTCATCATCATCTTCGCCATCATAGTCACCATCGTCAGCAGTTTCAGATTCCATTTCTTTTTGTTTTTCTTCAGCTTCTTCTTTACAATACTTTGATAATTCTTCAGCAAGATTAATCACATCATCAAATGTCTCTAACTTTTCCATTCTATTAACAAAGTCAAGTTCAGTATCATCAGAGAATGTAATAGGACTTTCTACATGAGAAGATTTAAAATGAATATTTAATCTATCAATAAGAAGCATATCATCAAGGTCTTTATCTTTAGTACCAAAAAAGTCATTATTAATAAGGTCTCTATAACCTCTAATAAATGTTTGTGATAAACCTGCATATTTTCTTTTGATTAACTTCTCGATACGAGCATCTTCAACAACATTCAAGAAAGAATGTGGAATCTTTTTTTTAGTAACAGCATCTTGCCATCCTGATGATGGTGTAAATAATGCATGACCGACTTCATGTGATATTAATAAGTCTGTAATATCTTCATTCATATTTTTCCATATAGGTAATACAAGTAATCTATGCTTAACATCAAAGTAAGCTGTTTTTACTTTTTTATGTTCAACTGATATATTTTCAGTCGCAAGTAATTTGGCAAGAAAAGATTTTGCCTGATTGTTAATGTTGTTTGTTTTGTTTGTTTTCATGTTTTTCATAATATGTTGCTATGCTATCATCAATCGGTATAAATGTCAAGCACTAATTCGGTAGTTAGAAATGACAACAAGATGACTATATAAACAAATAAAGAAGAAAGAGAACCTTGTTGTCATTTTTTCTAACATAATATTATACTATCATCAATTGGCATTGAAGTCAAGCATATAATCCACTTTTTTTTGGAATAAAATAACCCTTGTTTTTCAAGGGTTTATAGTACTAACAGAATGTCATACTATGTATGTTCGTACTTTGTTCTACTTTTTAAAGATAAAAACTGGTTCAAACTTACGACCTGGTATATCAGGTCTTTCAAATTCGCCCATGTATTGTTGTTTTTGTTTAGTTTCAGTAGTATCGCCGTCTAGGGTTGATACAGCAGATCCCCCTTGTTGAGTACTAAGAGATAGCCACCATGTGTCTGTATGTTCAAATCCTACTGATTTTGAGAGGGCTACAGTATCTTCTTCAAATGTCTTGTACTGTTTTGTATTCGCAACATTCAAAGCAAGCATTTTGCCAGTTTTAAGACCCTTATATGCATTGGCAATAGTCTGTTTTAAAAAGTGTTCTTTCCACATCTCTGATGTATCAAACTTAATACTAGATTGTTCTGGTTCATCACCATATGCTTCCCAACCAAAGTAAGGTGGACTTGTAAATACAAAATCAAGACTTTCATCTTCTGGTATAAATGTTTCACTACCTTGTCTAAGTAGATCATATGTATTGTGAGTATTACCAAAGTCTTTTAATATACCCTCTAAACCTTCATAAGTCGGAATACAAGGATCAGTACCGATATAGTTTACCCCAGCCGCAATCGCACCAAGTAATCGACCACCATAACCCATAGATGGATCCCATACTGTACCTGCAACAGTACCTTCAAGTGGACTATCTTTATCTACGAATACATCATAGAGAGCTGCAGCCGCTGTAGGTCTAAAATTAGAAACCATTTGAGTACCAGTATATCGTCTTAACATAGAACGCATATCTGATTCTGTAATTTTGTGTGCAGGTTTCTTTTGAAAGAATGTACCTGTTAATATTTTGTTTAATCCTTTTTTAAGATGTTCTTCATCTTCCCATATCTCCATAGGTGTTTTCATCTTACCACACTTAATACCCCAAGCGTGTTCCATATATGACCATGCAAGATTAAGACCATGTGCTGATTGACCTATAACTTTATTCTTTCTATCAATAAGTGTGTCTCGTCTAAAGTTTACTAATAGATTAAAGATTTCTTTACGCCAATTTTCATTTGTAGGATAAAAAGGAAAACCTTTTGTTTTCCAACTGTCGTGAATCTCTTGTAGGTTATCGGTCATATAAGTAAACATCTCCTGGTAGTGTGCCTTTTGCCCATGTTGTAGAGCCAACTAGTTTCATATTGTTTTTGAGATAGAATTTCTTTGCTATCTCATTATCACTACGAACACTCAAAAATACTCGTCTTGGATTTACAAACTCGAAAAAGTTTTGTAGTGCCTGACTAGCAGAACCGTTCTTATGTTTGGCTGCTATTTGATGTAATACACAATCGCCTTGTTGAGCAAGTACTTCACCTATTCTTTGTTTTCTTTTATAAAACTTATATGTAATAACAACATCATTATCATAGATAAGATTACCTTTTGCAATTTCTCTTTTCATATAATCTGTTCTTATATGAGGAAACCATTCTTTATGTTGATAAAAGATTTCTTTTACCGATTCAAAGTCAGTTTCTTTAGCGTGATTCATACAGTTAGTATAACACAGATTAATTTAAAAGTAAAGCCCTAAGGTTTTCATTAGAGTAACAATCGGCAACTAAATGTATTCTATCAATATCACTAGTATTTCTTACAGCATGAGCTCTAGTTACATCTGTATAATAATAATGACCAGTTTCTAAATTATACTCTGTGCCATCTTTATCTTTGGTACTTTCATATAAAGTAAATATAACTTGTTTGTTTGTTCTAATTGGCATATGTATTCTAACTATATCACCATCATCAAAACCAATTTGTTTATCTATCTTGTCAGTATGTTTACCGATAACTTTACCAGCTTCTAGTTTCATAAATCTAACTCTTTCAAACTCACATGGTAAGTTCTCTAACATTCCTAATACAGGTTTCATGACATCACTATCTTTTAATGTAGTCCATTGTAGTTTAGTATCTATGTTTACTGAACTCTTTAATACACCAGGTTTTAATATATCAGTTGGTTCAGATCCGTAACCATGTAGAGATATAGCATCCCAACCAGTCTTGGCATATTTTGTTTTTACTTTTGTCATATCTAAATTATCTAATACACCTGCTACTTTTGATAAGTCGCCTAGGTGAGGTTGTAAGTTTAGTTCTTTCATTATTGGTCTATTCATTTTATTCTCCTCCTGTTATTATAGATAATAGTCCTTGAAACAACTTATTACCTTTACTAACATTTTCTTTCCAGTCTTTAGATGAATTTTCATCAACATGATCTGAAATATATTTGTAACATTTAAATTTTACATTATATGTTTTGCAAACTTTAGCAATTGCATAACTTTCCATATCTACAATATTACATTCTATTTTAGGTTTAGTAGTTGCAAATGTATCACCACTACCACACACTAGTCCTCTAGAACCTATTATAACGCCATCTTCATACGGCGTTTGTCCTAGTTCAAATCCATTTGCCGTAGCATCCATATCTCTATCAACATATCCAGTCACTTCAACCAGGCCTTTAATATCATTAACTGATCCTGCTGATCCATAATTTATAATCATATCTGCACCCTCGTGTATTGCTTTCATGGCAGCAATCGTGGCATTAACTTTACCAACACCAGACACATAGATATTATTAAAATCAATATATTTTGTTTCTTCTGGTAATGCTATAATCAAAGCTAATTTCATTTTATTCTCCATTGATACTCAAAGTTTTGTGTTTCTGAATTAATCTGTAACAACTTTGCTCCATTACTTATATGAAAATGTGTAGCCATAGGGGTCAAGGGCGACAATGTAACCAACTGTGTTATTTGATTTTGATCTTTTATAAAGTCTAAAAACTTTTCTATGATTTGTCTACCTGCACCTCTTTTTCTAGACCATACAGTATATGCAACAGCAATAGTACCTGTGTCTTTTGCAAGCTGACTTAATAAATCTAACTCTCTTACTGTTTGTGGTATTTCATTTGTGTGTGCCACACAGATAATACCTTCAATATTATCTTTATATTTTAAACCAAAAATCTTTCTGCCAAAACTTGTACGAAATTTTAAATCTAACTCTGGTCTTACAGGATCTTCCGACACATCTATATCTGTTAGTTCAACTAACTCTGTGCCTTTGACCCATTTAAAAAAATCATCAACTCTATCTTGAAGTGTTTTCATTTTTTTCTTTTTCTAAAGAATCTTCTCCATAGTGTTGAGCGTGTCATTGAAACAACTGTAAATATTATTGCAATATAAAAGTTTTCAAATATTGTTGGATGTAAATCAAACAAAGGAAATACTGTCAACTGTATTATGATAGATAAAAAGAATCCACTTCCTACATCTATTACACTTTCAAAAAAATCTCTATTTATTTTCAACTTCTGCTCTCAATCTATTTTGTTGATTCTTAATCGTTTCTTTTATAAGTTTAACTTGTGTTTTTTTTGCTCTGTCTAATTTAAGCTTACTTACTAAATCTGTAAACACATAACCATTCATATGTTCGTTTTCGTGTTGAAACACTCTTGATGACATACCATGTAAAAACTCTTCAACCTCTTCACCATTCTCATCTGTATATTTTACATTTACCCACTTTGGTCTTGATATTGATAAGAATAAGAAAGGAAAAGACAAACAACCTTCTTTCATTAGCTCAGTTTCAGGACTAACATCAATAACAACTGGATTAAAAATACTTCTTTCTTTACCTTCTTCTATTTGTGGATGCCCCATAACAAACATACGAAATGGTAATCCGACTTGATTGCCCGATAAGCCTATACCGCCATATTTGTTCATAGTCTTAATCATTTTTTTAGATAATTCTTTTCTGTCTAAAATTTTAAACTCTTTTAGCATATCATCTGTAAAAGGTGCAATCTGCATCAATAGTCTAGGATCAGTAGGTGGTATTAAAGGATAAGTTTCTGGATCTTTTTTCTTTAGATTCTCGTGCATATCTTTTATTTTGTCATTAACTGTTTTTTTTTCTGGTTTAATTAACACTTTACCTTTTTGTATATTCTCAAAGTGTCTTGCTGCTTCTTCGATCTTTTCTGGTGTTAGTTTATCTGTCATTATTTACTCCTTAAATATTTTTCAATCTAGTAAAATTTTTATACTTCTCGAACCTGAGTATGGCAGGGAACTTATCAATTAGAGTATCGCCCTTATGAGATATAACAAAGACATTTTCTTTATCCATAGTGGTATGTAATATTCTCATAAACTCATCTGTGCCTGAAGTATCTAGCGAACTATCAAATATTTCATCTAGTATTAATAGATTTGTATTTGTAGAGTTTTTTAATTTAGCAATTTCTCGCCATGTAAATAGTATTGCTAAATCTATTCTTAACTTTTCACCTTCACTAAATGAGTGATAGTTAAATTCGTCTCGGTGTCTAGATTTGATTGTTTCGTTAAACTCTTCATCTAAACTAAAATTAACAAAGAAGTCCATATCTGCTAAATTCTTGTTAATAAACTGATTCATTATTGGTAAGTATTGTTTAATGATTTTAGTTTTGATACCTGTATCTTGCATAAGGTGTCTGGCCGCATCTATATAAATCATTTCATCTTTTTGTGATATCTTATCTTTTTCTAAATCAACCAATTGTTCTTGCAGCTGATTCAACTCGCCGACTTGAACACTTGTAGATTGATTTTCGGTTGATAGGTCATCTACTTCTTTTTGTATTTTATTTTTAAAACTTTCTATTTGGTTAATTGATGTTTCATAACGATTAATCAACAACTCTTTTTCTCTTATCAGAACCATTGTTTTATTAATATTATCAAGTTTCATTTCATTAGTTTTGATATCTGTTTCGATTTGACCTAGTGCCACATCTAACTCTGTAACTTTATCTTTCTTTTTATCAATCATTGTAGATTTAAATGCCGCATCAATAACTTGCTGACAAGTAGGACAATCATCATGCGATTCAAAGAACCTTAAATCTTTTTTATGTTTGTTGCAAGTGTTTTCTAACTTTGCTTCCATTGTATGTAATTTTTGATGTTTGGTTGTTATTTTTGTAGAATCTATTATTTGTTTTTGTAAACCAGCAATATCTGTTTTAACACTTCTAACATCTTCGTTATAATTTTCTATATCAGTATCAGCTTTTGTTAATTCTAGTTTTTTAGAATCTACTAAATCTTTACTACGATTGCTAATATCATCAATATAGGTTTTCTTATCTTCAATTTTACTATTTACCATTTGATAATTAAAGTCTGTTTGTTTGATTATTTCATCTTGTGATTTTTGTTTTTCTCTGAACAATAGGTTCATTTTAGAAAAGATTTCAATGTCTAATATTTCCTCCACTACTTGTCGTCTATGTCTTGCTTTTAGTTGCATGAATGGTACAAACGAAGCATTACCCAATATAACAACCTGTGTAAATGATCTAAAGTTTAATTTTAATATTGTAGATTCTAAATGTTTTTGATAATCTCTTACGGCAGCGTCTTGATTTAACATATCACCATCGCACCATATTTCAAATATATTTGGTTTGATGCCTCTTATAATCTTATAATTTTTTTGACCTACTGTAAATTCTACTTCAACAACACATTCTTTTTCGTTAATAGAGTTTATTAATTGGTCTTTCTTGATTGCTCTAAATGCTCTTTGAAATAAACCAAAACATAAAGCGTCTAACATGGTAGACTTACCTGCACCATTTTCGCCAATAACTAATGTGGCATTTGATTTATTTAAATCTATCTCTATAAAGTGTTGACCTGTTGATAGGAAGTTTTTATATCTTATTTTTTTAAATATTATCATCTTTTATATCACTATCTAGTGCCTCAATAAACTTTTCTTTAATCATAATTTTTAATTTATCTTTGTTTAAGTCTATTGGCAATTGATCTACATAATTATTAACTAATGTAATCGTATCTTCAGACCCCTCAACAACATCATCGCTGACATTGGTATGATTGAGGTCAGAATAATCTTCTAGTATTTTAAGCTCATGTACACTTATCTTGTTATATAATCTATCAAGTAGTCTATCAAACATTTGATTATCTTTTTTACTTACTACAACCAACTTAATAAACTTTTGATTGTATTCTGTTATATCAAACTTATCGTAATTTGTTTCGGTGTCATTATATGTCAACTTTTTAAATATAATGTGTGGGTTCGGAACAAACTTAATATCTCTTGTTTCAGTATCAAATACATGAAACCCCTTTTGATTATTATAATCTGACCAAGTCATTTCGTATTGACTACCTAAATAGAATACTTGACCATCATCATTCTTATGGTGAAAATGACCACTATATGTTTTTTCAAATCGTGATACAATCTTCTTATCATGGCCATGTGTTTGTACTATATGATCCATCATTCTAAATCCGTTTAAATCAAAATGCCCCATACAAACATCAGCCTCTGCTGTGTTTAACATTTCTAAACAATGTGCTTCGTTTTCTGGATTAATCCAAGGCATCATTAAAATTTTAGTGCCGTCAAAATCTACTACTTTTGGATCTTCATATATCCAAGGTTCATTTACACCATCAGCTGCTGTGCATAATTCTTTTACAGCATTCACTTTGTTTGTGTTTCTATAATAGATATCGTGATTACCAATAAGTATATGTGTATCAATTTTATCTTCCCACAATCTATTCAAAAACTTATGTCTAAGGTTATGTGCTATTCTATAGTTAATATATTTTCTTCTATCAACTATATCACCTAAGTGTATAAGTGTTTTAATGTTATGTGCTTTTAAATAAGGAAAGAATACATCATCATAAAACTTATAAAAGTAATCATCAAATATACTGCTATCATTTCTAGCACCGAAATGTGTATCGTTTAGTAGGGCAATTAGCATATGTTATTTTTTTGTTGGTTCTTCTTCTCTAAAATTTCTTTGTAGAAAATCAAGCAATTGACTTTGATATTGTTTATCGTCTCCTGCTAATTGATCCATCATATTTTCAACACCTATATTTGCTATTAACTTAGATTTAATCTGCATTTGTTTTTTCTCTTTTTGTATTCTTCTTATAAATGCAAAGTAAATTATTTGTGTGAAATATGCAAATGGGTTCTTACTTTTATCTGGATTAAAATTACTCATATATTGTAAACAGTTTTCTATACCATCTGATATCATATCATCTCGATATGTATAGTTAATAAAATTCGGTCTATAAGATAAGTGATTTGCAATTTTTAGAAAACATTCACCAATGTAATTTGTAACATCTGGCTTACTTTCTTTTTGTTCTTCAGCATTAGTACATCTTGCTCTGTACTCAATCATCGCCTCTAGAAACTTTTTATTGTCAACGTAATGAGGTTTGTGTGCTTTTGTTTTCATAATATTTTTCAACTTTCTTTAATGTATTGTAACACAGTTTCTGGTAAAATGCAAGCATATCAATTAATTATTTTAGTGTGCTTGACATTGATAGGAATATGTGTATAATCGACTATGTAGTCGCTTTGAGGTGGGCTAAACCTAGTAACCTTAATGTACTGTTTTAAGTTTAGTTGCATCATATTTTTCTTTAAACTCTTCAAGTTCTTCTTCTGTTAATTGTTTCTCCATCTCATCAGCAAGATTCATAATCTTATCTATTTCTTCAGCTGAATAAGCAACTTTAACCTTTACAGTCGTTAATTTATTTAATATAACTTCATAGTAGTGTGCTAATTCTTTAGCTGCTTTTGATATAACTAGTACCTTATCTTTTGGAATAACAAATAACTTATCATCTGTAAAAGGAATCCATTGTTCTAATACTGAATCATCTTTAACCCCATATGATGTAATTCTTGGTACTGATTTTAATTGTAACGGGTTTTGTATTCTTAGAAAATCTTTATCTATTGTAATACTACCAACCAACACACTTCCGTCAGTTAAACGGACTATGCGATAATCAACAATATTATTATCTGGCTGTTCTATTAATTTATCCATATAACTATTTATCTATTCCTTCAAGTCGATATTGTGTATTTCATACTCAAACTCTTCCTCGGTGTAGATGTTTATCCTTTCTTGAAAATGTTTTAATGTAAAGTTTTCTTTTGATTTATAAGTTAGATTATCTGCTATATCATACAATGTCGCATTAACCTTATTGTCGCCTAATCTTAACCCACGGCCTATAGACTGTAGGTTTCTTATTCTACTTTTAGATGGACTAGCAAATATAATATTGTGTAAGTTTTTAATATTAACACCAGTAGAGAATGTACCATAACTTGCAACGATAACAGCATCCTTTTCTTTTTCTACTATACCTCTTATTGCTTCTCTTTCGTCTGCTTCAACACCACCAAAAATATAAAAAACTTTTCGACCTTCTTCAGCCTTTTCTTTTATTATCTTATGTAAATCTTTACCGTGTTTTTCGACTAACTGAAATAACACCAAAGTATTACCTTTTAATTTAAGTGCTAGATTACGAATGAAATTTTGTCTTGGTCTGCTACTTACTAAGTAATCTATTTCATCTTGATATTTACCATTTGAAACTATCTTAGAGTTTTCATCTGTATGTTTTAATATTAAACAACGAACAACAAGATTTGACAGCTGTTGTTTATCCATAAGTTTTCTAGTAGATGTAACTTTATTCACAGCACCAAACAATCCTTCTAACACTAATCTATGACAATTATGAACTAAAGCGCCTTCAATAAAATAATTATGGTTATCTTCCACGTTTATATCATACACATTATCATCATAATTTATTTCAGATATAGATTCTATTTTTTCATTATATAATTTCAATTTTCCATCCCTTCCACTTTCCTCTCATAACATACGAATCTTCCTTTATACTACGGGTCATACATACCTTAGGATACTTACATTGTAAGTTTAATCTAAACCACTCTCTAATTCCGATACCAATTACCATATGTATATCGCCGATATTAGTAATAACTTTATAATCATTTTTAGATATATGTTTACCCATTCTACTTTTTGATAATTTATCTCGTGTAATAATACTCATAGGGATACCTTTATTCCAACTGGATTGTCCTAATCTACTATCTCTAATTTTATTTCTAGTTTCCTGCGAGTGAGTTTTTCCAAACATAACAGAATCCGCACCAGTCAGATATGTTCGATTGGCACTCTGTTTTTTCTTTATATCATCGGCCCTATTAGTGCCATACATTTCAACCAAAGTTTTGCCTTTTTTATTTGAAATTTTACCGAACATTGGATGATATTGACCACCTAATTTAGGTGAATTCCTGCTAAGTTTTTCTTTATGTTCCTTAGTTAAAGAAACTCCTGCCGTATCAAATCCAACACATTTTTGATTCGACTTATTATAATATAAATTGTTGCATTTAACATCTAACTTTTTATGGTATCGCGCTTCTTCTTCTACAGCATCTGTTCTAGTAATATGTTTTGTTAATATAGTTTTCTTTGGAATTTCGTTAGGGGTATGTTTAGATGACCCATAATATTCATCTTCACTAATATTACAGTTACAAGAACGAACACCATGATAAAGCATTCCATTAACGTATTCTAAAAGATATGTGTAATGATTCATATTATTATTTATATAAAATAAGAACTCCAGAACTAGTTTATAAGTAAATTGTCTAGTAGA